TAACTTTTTTATTATTGGATTTATCAACTTTGATATCGTACTTGTCGCTGAGTTTCTTTAGAGTAGCATAGTGTTCACGTTGTCGTCCTTTAACAAAGGTAAAGTCAACTGAGTTGGCTAGTATTGTGCCAATCTTTTTACCACTATCTTCTTCTACTACCCAACACTTATTTTTTATTATTGATTTTGCTGATAAACTCATTTAAATTATCCCTCGTAGATTGCTGAGTTAGCACCATGCTCGGCACACTCTACTGAATGTACCCAACAACGATTGTTTGACTGTTCTCTAATCAGTTTGTCCGCAAAGTTAAATGCGTGTTCCGCAAACTTTTCTGCCCCAACACCGTCCATTACCACAATCTCTGCTAGATCTAGTGCTTCAAGTTCCATAAACTTATCCAAGTAAGGATCGTTTTTATCAATGGCAGTCTTATGATCAAAGTGATCTTCTAACCAAGACTTAATCTTTTTAAGTCCGCCAAAGTCTACTGCCCAGTTCTTGTTGTCTAAGTGATCACATGCAAATGTAAACTTAAACTGTAGACTGTAACCATGTAGTAAATGACAGTGTGAATGATCAGCATTAGGTTGTCTAAAACATGCTGATAGTCCAATGTTATGACCATATGTTTTTGTAGAATAAAATTTACCCATTTGCAAGTCCTTTATTATTATTATAACTTTTATCTGTCATAAAGTCATTCTGTTTTCGCATTAAATCAAACCAAAACTTTAATGTATTCTGAGCATCTATGTCGGCCCTATGTTCCTGGCCTTCAAACACAGAATTATATCTAGACATAGCCTCTTTTAAACTGCCTCTGGGAGATTCGTTTTTTGAAAACATCATAAAATTATGAATAGTTTTTACGTCAAGCCAACGTCCTCCAAAGTGTTTAAATTCTACACTATGTTTTTCAAACTCACGACGTAGTTGCCCTGCATCATCATATCCCCATACCACAGGTTGTAACCAAGGATTATATTCTTTAATTAATTCTGTTAGTTCTCTTGCTACGGTGGTGTGACTGACTGAGTAACTTGAAATATTACCGTTAGTGATGCCAGTTAGTTCTGTAATAAATTTGTCAATTGGTTCGTTTGGATTGAGATACCATTTTTTAACCACATATTCTTCTGACTTTTGTTGTGCATTACCAATAGCAACACCAACTTGTATCACTTTGTTACTAGGTTGATTAAGTTCTAAATCTAATGCTATAAAGTTTTGCGGGGTCATGCTGTTACCAAATCTGGATAACTAGCACTCATCCAATGACTCATTGACGCCGCATTGTCGCTTAATTTAACTAGATTATACTTGCCACAGAACTTTAAGAACTGTGCGCCTATCATTTGTTGCTGTTTAACTGTCATGCCTTCTGCGATTGTTTCTGCTATCTTTGCTTTTATGTCATCAGGTTGTGCTGTTAGATCTACTAACACACGATTGCGTTCATAGTCATCTAACACACGATGTTCAACTTCATTATGATCTACCCAACGTTGTAACATAAGATTGTTCCAATTATAACCTTTTCTTTTCTTATCTTCAAATGCTTCTAGTAGACCTATTTTGTTTTTACTGCCTTTTTCTCGCACGCCTGGAAATGCTGAAAAAATGTTATCTGTGGGATCACCACGCATACATTTCTTAAATAGGATATATTCTGGATCAGGTATCTGTTTAGGTTCTTTAGTTTTTTTGTCAATGACACGTTGACCTTTTTTGTCAAAGATACCATCTAGAGTATGTAGTTCATCACTGATACCATTATACTGTTTTACATTATCTGCTAACAGTTGATAAAAGTCTGTGTCGCTTGATACAATAACATGCTCGTCATCAGGATGACTCTGTATCCAACCTGCTATTAAGTCATCTGCTTCTAGTTCTTGATGTTGTAAAACTGTGCAGTTAGTTTTGTCTTTAAGAAACCCATGTAGTTCATCAAAGGCTTCCCAAAACATTTCATCCTCACGTGCTTCAGATTCACTTAAGGCTTGTCTAGCAACTGATCTATTTTTCTTGTAAGGCTCATAATAGTCTTTACGCCAACTACGTCCTTCTAAACAAAAAACAACATGATTTGCTTCTTGATCTCTCCATGCTTTATTGATACTACCTAAGGTAACATGAATAGCAAATGCTACTTTTTCTTCTGAGTCTGCCGCTCTGTATGCTGAATGTCTTGCTCTAAAAAATGTATTTGCTGTGTCTACTAATAAGTATCTCACGAAATCTCCGATCTACCATTGCCTAGGTCTTTAGTTTGTACACGTTTTTCTGGATCTGCTTGATCTTGTTCCCAACCTTCCATTACTACATTTTTACAGACTGCTTTAAACCAACGATCAACAATATCTGCATCTGTATCTTTAGGATCTTTTGCATATCCTGCCTTAACTAATTTAGCAACAAATGTGTCGTTCCAATCAAGTTCAAAAGCACCTTCATCAGGCGAGTCAGGATTAATATCCATGCTTAATACTTCTACCCACGGCTCACCATCTTTAGTTGCCTGTTCCTTAGGTGTAAGTTTCTTTTTAGACTTTTTAGGTTCTTCTTTTTTAAATATTTTCTTAATGTTATCTAACATTATACTAATTCCTCTGCTATACCAATTAGTTCTGCTACAATTAGTGCCAAGCCACAATACCATAGACTGCCAAACACTAAAGCAACACCTGCTAGTATTCTAATACCTGACTTGACTAAACTTAACTGTAAATGTAATTTTGGATCTGGTTGTTTCATTAAAATTCTCCATGATGCATCTTTTCGTCTATCTTAAGTTCCATATACGCTTCGTCTAACAGTTCTATATCTTTCAATAGTATGGAATCTTCCCAAAACTCTGTTAACCATTTAAACACTATTTCCCCCAACTATTGCCCCAAAGATCAACATGTAATCTTGGACTGTAATTATAACCACGTAGCATGGCTTCATCTGCTACACTAAATTTATTGCCATCATATACTTTAACCACACCACCTACTGGCATGATGTATACAACTCCTTCAAACCCTGCTTTACGATATGCTTTAACAGCACGATCCACTTCATCAAAGTCACTGGGCTTTTCAACCACAAACTTGAGATAGGTTGTGCCATAACGCTCATAGTCTGCCACGATCTCTGGCTTAACAGCATCTTCCCAACTCTCACCACTTGCTGATAGTTTAGCACTGACTGAAAATGTTATATCACTTTTAAAGTTACCACCTCTATCAAATGCCCATGCTAACAAGTAGTTCTTAAAACTATCATGCAGTTTCTGTGTACCATTAGTTTCAAATGTGATGTTTTTTAGATCCCGCATACGAGGATTGTTCAGCAAGTTTTCATAACTGCGTTGCCAACCCAATAAAGGCTCGCCACCTGTAATTACCAAATGTACATCATTACCATTATCTTGTACCCACTTGCCATTAGGTGTTAGTTCTAACAGTCTGTCTACCACTGCTTCGTTTTCTAGCATAGGTGATAAATGTTTGAATCTAGGATCCCATGACGCATAACTGTCACAGCCTGTGTCAACTAAAGGTAAGTCTTCATATCTATTAAACAGTTCTACTTTGACATCATCACGCTCAGTAGACATCTCACCTCTGGGCATACCAAAGCCACCACAGGTAAAGTTACAACCAAATGTACGCAAGAAAACTGAAGGTACACCTACAAATCTACCTTCGCCTTGTGCAGAATAAAATATTTCACTTATTTTTAGTTTTGCCATGTATACCTTTCTTTAATAGTTTATTATACATGTATTTAGATCGTATGTCAATGTTCCCAAGGAAAAACAATCCATTCATCGTTTTCTGCTTTATTGATTTCTGTAGCACAGTAGTCTACTTCTTGTTGAAATCCACTAGATAAGTTATCAAATAACACAGCAAACTTAACATTATGACCAGGGATATCTGCTAGTCTCCAATCATGCACGATCTGATTAAGTGTAGCACCTGTATCATTGATATCATCTATTACTAAAATTCTTTTACCTTCACGAGCATCATCTTCCATCCACCAATTTGCTTCGTGTTCTTGATGATCTCTGAGGCTAACTTTTAAAGTGTGCATCGGCACATCTACTTTATGACTGGCTAACACAGCAGGAATCAATCCTCCACGAGTTAGACCAACTATGTAATCTGGTTTCCAATTATCTTTATACATGGTGAAGAGTATGTGATTCACATACCCTTCTATTTCATCCCATGTAACGTGTCTTTTTTTAATATCCATGATATTAAAAGTCAAATGCTAGACTAAAGCCAGCAACTTGATTATCAACGCCTTCTTGATTTAAGTAGTTCATTTGATGTTCGGCATACATTGTTAAACCAACGTTGCTGTTAGTTTTACCAACTCGAACATTATCAACAAACTTGTAGTAAGCACCAAAGTCATATTCTTGTACGTCTGGTGTCATTGACACTGATGTTTTAGAAAACGCTGTGTTTCCGTTTGCATCAAG